GGTCAGTTGGCTGAACAACAGATTGCTGGCAGTTATACAGAGTTCTGGTATAACGAGCAGATTGCAATTCTTAACAAGCAGTTTGGTGGAGCCAAGCCAGTAGATACAATTGTAACTGGCGTCCAAGACGAAAAGATCGCAACTATTGGTCGTGCTATTCAGGATCCAGCATTTGAATCATCTAGTGTCTATAACGAAGCGGTTGAATTTTATGCAAAGTTTGATGATTTTAGAACACTGCTAAACGATCTAAAGGTATCAAACTACGCCGAACTATCATCAAAGGGTGGAGTTCCAACATTGATGCGAAATGAACTTGTCGCATTAGGAGAAAAACTAATGACTAATAACCCTGACTTCTCTTTCATGTACTTCGGTGTCTTTTCTGGGATATTAAAGGAGGCTAAGTAATGGCTGGTAGATATGTAGGGTCTATGTTTATTGAAGACGCCCCTAAGACTCAGCAACAAGCATCAGGAATACTTGGCATTTATAGTGACTCAACTGACCCACTTGTTAACTTTGCGCAGGAAACAGACCCAGTAAGAAAAGCAGGATATCTTATGGATATTCAGCGCCAGTATTCTGGTAAGGCTCCTGGTGGATATCCTGGAACAGAGTTTGATTATATTCAAGCACTTCTGCGTAATGCAGGTATCAGTAAATCAAGCACTCCTCTTGGTGGGGGAATGGTTGGACTAGAAGATTCAGCAGCACTTGAAAAGGTAATCCTTGCAGGTATTGCAAGCCAGCAGGATCCACTAACATTCCTAGAGAACTACAATACTTCTCTCAAGGGTAAGGCTGTCAAGCAGCCAGATACAACCACCAAATACACCAAGCAGATTCAAACAGCCTTAAACTTCAAGGATCTTGGCGATGCTCGCCAGTACTATAGTGATACTTACTTTACAGCATGGGGGCAGTGGCCTGCTCCTGAACTTGATAAGAGGTTCCAAGATTCATGGAATGCACAGGTTAAGTTACAGAATCAGCCTACAACCACTGCTGGTAAAACAGAGAAGTCTCCAATTTATGACACTAAGAGCAAGCCAGTTATTGACCCTAAAACCAAGAAGCAGAAGATCGACAAGTTTGGCAACAAAGAATTTTCTAAGATTAAAACTGTTGATGGCGTAGAGCAATATAAAACTGTAACAACTGGAACATCAACATCTGCAGGTGAGGGATTTACTGGCGAAGAACAGACGAAGTTCCTTGCAGATTTCCTTGTAGAGAACTTCCCAGAAGCCTCTTGGAATGTTGATGACATTGGTGGAACAGCAAAGACCATCTACGATACATTTAAGGCATATCACGTAGGTAACTACGATGCTGCCCCAGACTTTGCAACCTTGTCTCCTATCATCAAAAATATGATGTCTAATCCAGACGAAAAGGTACAGAACGAGATTTACAGTCAATACATCTCAGGTATCCAAGAGAAGGCATCTGGTAAATTCATGTCTCTCAAGAATGTAATTAAGCCTGGAGAAACAGCAACCAAGTATGTTGCTCCTTTGTTGGAGGATCTAACTAACCAACTAGAGACAAATATTGATGTTAAGGATAGCCTTGCAATTCAGATGCTTAACTATAAGGATGAAAAGGGCGAGTACAGAATGCCAAATGAGTTTGAGAAGCGCCAGTTAATTATGAATGATAAGCGCTACGAAGGCACATCGGCTGCAATCAATACAGCGGTAAACATGGCTCAATCACTAAAGAATGCTCTGGGGTAATCATGGCAACAGATTCAAGTAGTAAAGCCCAGGTAAGTCCAGCACAGGCGGCTGCGGTAGCGGCTTCTGAGGATAAGGCAGAAAAAGCCAGAATTGCTGCGAAGCAGAATGCAGTCGCTAAACCGCAAACCGCAGACGAAAAAATGCTTGGTAAACTTACCACTCTTTTAGGTAGCATGAAACAGAATCTTGCTGATCTATACATCTCACAGGGTCTTAATGCTGATGGAACAAAGAAGGTAGTGCCAGTTCTTACAACAACTCAGAAGTTCCAAGCAGCCCGTGCTGCAGAACTAGGACTTACTGCCGAAGAAGCCGCAGGTAATCCTATATTCAACAAGGCAGTAGAACCAGTAGCACCTGCTGGATTCCGCTACACATGGATTGGTGGAACTAACACAGGTCAGTGGAAACTCTATGCAAACACTGGATCTTCTAATCCTACTGGTGGGAGTACTGGTACAGGTATAGGCATTAGTGGTGTAACAACAGATGGTCCTGGTGCAACTGGCGCACCTTCCACAAGCGTAGATGTTCTCAAAGCGCTACTCAAGGCTCAGGGATTGTCATCAAAAATACTTGATTCATCAACATCATATCTTAATTCTTTACTTAAAGATAACATTGATTACGATAATGTTATAGCCCTATTCCTCAATACCAAAGAGTACACACTCAAGAATGGAACAAAGGTAACTTCCCCATTCTACTCAGAGTATGGATATCTCAATGAGGGTCTTGCAAGTCCTAAAGAAGCAAGTGAACTATTTAACGCTGTTGAGGGATTTAAGACACTCCAGCAAAAGTACGGTTTCAGCGATAAGTACCTAAGCACAGACTCACTCAAGAACTATGTGAAGAATAACGTCACAGTACTTGATCTAGATGAACGCGCTAATGCTGCTCGTTTGGCTGCTATCACAGCAGATCCATCCAGAACTGATGCACTTATCAAATTAGGTTACATCGCATCTAAAGAAGGTCTACAAGACTTCTACCTAGATTCAAAGATCGGCAAGGAACAACTTGAGATCAATAGAAATACTGGAGCATTTGTAGCCGAGGCTATTCGTCGCGCTGGTACTGGTATCTCAACAGGAACTAGCCAGATCGAAGGCATGAAGGCACTTGCTGCAACTCTTACAGATAAGGGTTACACAGAGGCACAGATCGCTCAACTTGCAACTACAGGCTTTGAAGAGATCGGAAAGACTCTTGAGCCACTGACTAAACTAGAAAACATCTACGGAGTCAAGGCAGACAAGGAAGCCATCCAAAAGGATCTACAAACAGAAGAGTTCCTAGGAATGGCATCTGAACTGCGTAAGCGCCGTAAAGAGCAAGAAGAACTAGCATTCAAGAGAAAGAGCGGAACCATGGGGGCAAGAGGCTCATACGGTGGCTCACTAGGAGCAAACTCCATAACAGGAGCAATATAAAAGAATTCCATTGGACCTATCGGCCCCAATGGTGTATAAGACCGATAGTACGAGCCAAGGTTGGATCCTCTTCCAATCTTGAGGCGTACGACAACTACTAAAAGAGAGAGGTTGCTATGAGCAACAACCGCGACAACATCAACTGGGATATCGAAGACGAAGATGACGAGGATTACACCCCGACATACGAAAACGATACAGATCTAGTAAAGAAACTCCGCAAAGCGCTAAAGGCCGAGCAACGCAGAGCAAAAGAACTAGAGACCAACCTAGGAGAACTGAGTAAGACTCAGAAAGAGCGGATTCTAAAAGATGTTTTTACATCCCGTGGAGTCAACGCAAAGATAGCAGCATTTGTTCCAAATGACATCGAAGCAACAGAGGAAGCAATTTCCTCTTGGATCGACGAGTATGCCGACGTGTTCGGCATTCAACAAGATGCCCCAAAGGTATCTCAAGAAGATATCGCTTCAATGCAAAAAATGAACAATCTGCTAACTAATGCGGAAGCACCAGGGGCCTCAGATGATATTGCAAATCGACTATCGAATGCATCTTCCGAGGAAGAAATTTTAACAATTCTCAGCGGTCAATAAACCGCAACTAACCAGAAAGGAGATATCCGCCCATGGCAGATGTCTTTTCAACCACAACCTCTGGGTTAGGTTCCAATCTTGTAACTATGGCGTACGACAAGTTGATCGAACTCAACTTGCGTTCAACACCACAGTTCCGCGCAATCGCAGACAAGAAGATCGGAAGCCCAACTCACGACGGTTCTTCAATCCGTTTCCAGTTCTACAACGATATTGCTGACACCACAATCGCTGGTGCAACACTCGCTGAAACTGTAGATCCAGATGCAGTAGCAATGCCAGCAACTACAATCCTAGATGTCGCACAGACAGAACTAGGCCGCGTAGTTATCCCAACACGTAAGTTGTCACTTATGTCTCTTTCAGATGTTGATCCATGGATTGCTAACGCAGTTGCGTTCAACATGGCAACCACACTAGATAACGGTATCTCTGCCATCCTAGATGCAGGTACAAACGTCATCCGCGAATCTGCTGGTGCACTTTCAACAACTGCTGCTAAGTCAACAATCGTAGCATCAGACACATTCAAGGGACGCGACGTACGTTACGCTGTAACAAAGTTGCGCGCTTCAAACGTTGTTCCACGTGGCGGAATGTATGTTTCATACATCCACCCAGAAGTCTCACACGACCTCCGCACAGAGACAGGAAACAACATCTGGCGTACACCACATGATTACCAGAACGTCGGACCACTCCTTGCAGGAGAACTCGGCGCATGGGAAGGTGTCCGTTTCATCGAGACACCACGCATGACCAACACTATCTCAGGTGGTGCTCTAACAGCACTTGCTACCGCTTCTGCAGTATCAGGCGTTTCAGGCGCATTTACTATCGTTGCAGCAAACGCTGCATTCGGTGGTCTTGCTGAGGTTGGAGATGCTATCTCAGGTACTAACGTAGGTTCAGGTGCTTTGATTACAGCAATCGAAGTTGGCGCTACAAACACTACATTCACAGTGTCTGTTGCTAACTCAGGAACTGTTGGAACAAACACACTTACAGTTACACCAAAGGCACGTGTTTACAACACTTACGTACTCGGACAGCAAGCACTTGCTGAAGCAGTATGGAAGGAACCAGGCATTGAGTTTGG